ACTTATTTTAATAATGAGTTAATGGCGGATAACGCATTTACAGAATTTACAGGATAAAATAAATAAAATTAAATAACACTATCAAAAACGTATAAATAGAACTATGACAAGAAGAGCATTCGCACAAGAGGACGCAGACTTAGGAACCAACTCAGTTCCTATATCAAGAAAGCGTGATTATAAAGATATAGATTTGACGCTTGCGGTTAAACCTACGAGCGGAGATTTCTATTCTAAAACGAATGCTGCAGCAGTAAAACAATCGATTAAAAATTTACTTATGACTAACAGACTTGAAAAACCTTTTCGGCCAGAATTTGGAGCTGATATAAGAAGGTTCTTATTTGAGTTAATGAGTGATACGGCAGATTTTTATATAAAAAGGCATCTCGCATCAGCAATTCGTAGGAGTGAACCGAGAGCTAGAATAATGAATATAGAAGTTTATAATTTAGAAGATTATAAAAATACTGTAGACGTTACTGTTACTTTCAAAATTATAAACTCTCCTCAAGTATTTCAAGTTACTACAAATCTAGCAAGGTTAAGATAAATGACGACAGCAATAACATCAACCGCATTAGATTTTAATTCTATAAAGAATAATCTAAAAACATCCTTAGAAAACTCTGGGAAGTTTACGGACTTTAATTTTGAAGCATCTGGTATATCAAGTATACTAGATGTTCTGGCTTATAATACACACTTTAATGCTCTTACCGCAAACTTTGCGTTAAATGAATCATTCCTTAGTACTGCTCAACTTAGAAGTTCAATCGTATCTCTGGCAGAAGGTATTGGTTATATCCCTAATTCAAGAAGTGCGTCACAAGCTATTGTAAACCTTTCTATAAATTTAAGTGGTGTTTCAGGAAGACCTTCAACTATTAGAATAAACGAAAACTTTAAATTTAATACGTCAATTGATGAAATAAACTATGTATTTCAAACTAGGGAATCTTTAATAGCAACAGATGATGAAGATAATAGCGGAATTTATATTTTTAAAGATTTATCTGGAAGTAAAGATATAAAAATATCAGAAGGAACACTTAGAAGTAAGCGGTTCATAACATTAGAATCAAAAGATAATCCTATATATGTTATACCAGATAAAACATTAGACCTTTCAACAGTAGTTGTAAAAGTTTTTGAAAATACTTCTACTTCAACTTTTACTACATATTCAAACATTATTAACGCAACAGTTATTAATGAAAACTCCACGCTTTATATACTGAAAGAAGCTCCGAACGGTTTATTCGAATTATCTTTTGGTAATGGTGTAACTCTAGGGAAAGCTCCTATTTTAGGTGGAAGGATTGAAGTTGAGTATCTTAGTGTTGCTGGTGTACTAGCAAATAACGCCAAGACCTTTTCCTCACAAAATTCTGTTACAGTTAATGGCATTAATTATCCCGTAACTGTTTCTACTGAAATAGTATCTGTTGGGGGAGACACGAGAGAGACTATAGAAAGTATTCGTAAGAACGCACCTTTCCAATATGCTTCACAGAACAGGATGGTAACTGCCTCGGATTACTCTTCATTGATACTCAAAAACTATTCCTCATTTATATCAGACATACAATCCTTTGGTGGAGAAGATGCGCTTGAACCAGAATATGGTGTAGTCTTCGTGTCAATTTTATTTGATACAGACGATGTACCGACCCAAACAAGAATAAAAAATGAAATACTACAACTATCTGAACAATTATCTGTAGCATCATTTGATGTTAAGTTTCAAGACCCTATAAAAACATTTATAGAAACAACAACGTTTTTTCAGTTTAGTGAAAACCTAACAACACTATCAAGAAATACAATTCAAAGTAACGTAAATCAAGTAATAGATAATTACTTTGCGGGAATAACAGGCAAGTTTGGTCAATCGTTTAGAAAATCAAATCTACTTACATTAATTGATGAGTCAAGTTCAGCTGTTCTTTCTTCACGTCAAGAAATAAAGATGCAAAGAAGATTTACTCCTACGCTTACAGCTATACAAAATCATAAGATAAGGTATGCAGCTCCTATTGCTGATAATGATGACTTGCTTTATAGAATTACGTCTAGTCCATTTAGCTTTAGAGGTAATCCTTGTATAATAAGGAATAGACTAAAGACAAATAAATTAGAAATATTTGATACGGTTCAAAAAATTGTAATTGTTGATAACTCCGGAGATTATTCTAATGATGTAGTAAATATTGTTGGACTTCAAGTTGATGCGTTTATAGGTTCAGATAACTTTATTAAGTTAAGTGTAACTCCCGCTAACCAAAGTGCTATATCTCCCCTCAGACAAGATATTATTGAGTATGATAGCGCTAAATCATTCACTTCAATAGTTGATGTTGTTTCTGGAGTTACTAACTAATGTCTTCAGTTGGTGATATAACACTAGAAGATTTAGACAGAAGAGAACTTTCTGTAAGGAAGTATCATGTTAAAGAAATTTTACCAGAGTTTTTTCGTGAAGAATATCCAAAGTTAATTACACTTCTTGATCAATACTATGAATTTGAGGAATCTTCAGAATCACCCTCCAGACTTATTGATGAGTTATATAAAAGTAGAGATATAACACAGACCGACCTATCCTTACTCGCGTTCATTGAAGACGAGTTGTTGTTGGGTCAATCTTTCTTCGAAGGGTTTCAGGATAAACGTGCGTCATCAAAATACTCTAATGTATTGTTTAGGTCAAAGGGTACTAAGTATTCTATACAACAGTTCTTTAGAACGTTTTTTGGAGTAGACCCTGAAGTTATATACACTAAAAATAATGTTTTTAATGTGGGCGATAATATAGGGGCAGAAAGTCAAAAGTTTATAACTAATAATAAGTTATATCAGAAACATGCTATACTTATTAAGACAGACCTAGCACAAAGTAAATGGAAAGATGTATACAAACTTTTTGTTCATCCTGCTGGAACATTTTTAGGTTCGCAAGTACAGATAATAAGTTCCGCAACAGAAATTATTTCTGCGGAAGATGTACTGATTGAACCGCCACCGCCATTAGCTGTACACAGTCAGGCATCATTTGCTACATTCGCTACGATTGATAATACGTCACTTGTAGATGATGTTAATGTTGACTCAGACGGAATATTTAGTAGGATACGACCAGAGATAGTTAACTTACGTTTAAATAATAGCAGCACAATATCATTACAAGATATGAATAATCAATACAGTAGTTTACGCGAAGCACAGCTTGCATCATCACCAACGTTTGATGATTCAGACCAAGTTGGAACAAATGGTATGGACTTCTCTAACGACTTCTCATTCGAGACATTAGACCAAGGAAGACACGTATTTTATAGCGCAGATTCAGACGAATATTTATCAAATCTCGGTCATTTGAGTTAAAAAAGTATATAAATAGAATAAAGAATTAGGATATATTAATGACTAAACAAACATTAAATAAAGGAACTGCCGCAAACGACGGTACGGGTGATACTCTTCGTCAGGGTGCAGCAAAGATTCAAGCAAATTTTGATGAGCTCTATGCTATATTAGGAGGAGATACTCTTTCATCAAAAGTTTCACTCGACGCGACAACTAAAGGTATTATCTTTGAAGGTTCTTCTGTTAATAACAACCAGACATTTCTTGTTCCTACAGACCCAACCGCAGATAGAACACTTACTCTTCCAGATGCATCAGGTAATGTGGTTTTAGATACTTCGACTAACACTCTCACTAATAAGACTTTAACAAACCCTATATTAAGTCCTACTGCAACTACTGCGGGTAAGATAGAATTTTTAGAAGGTACTAATAATGGTACAAACAAGGCAACACTGATTGGCCCTGCTTCAACCGCAGACGTAACAATAACATTACCTGCAACAACAGATACATTAGTTGCTAGAACAACAACAGATACACTTACTAATAAAACACTTACAGCTCCTGTTATGAGTTCTCCTGATATTTCAACAAGTATAAACGATGGAAGTGGTAATACAATATTAACTATTCCTGTTCTGTCAGGAACTATAGTAAATAATTTAAAAATAACAAGTACAATAGCAACGGATAATCCTATACTAGAATCAACAGGTTCAACTAATGTTGGACTTAATATTGCGGGTAAAGGTACAGGACTTGTTACAATAGCATCGGGTTTCGCATTTGAATCTATAACACAAGGGGGAGATGGTGAGGTATCTCTTGTTAAGACAACAACAGTATTTAATAAAGGTTCTCCTCTTGCCGCAACACTTGCGAACGGAACAGTTGTAGGACAACTAAAAATACTTACAAATAAAGGTTCAGGCGCGGCAACAACAACTCAGGTTAGTTCTAATTTTGGATTTGGGGCATCAATCGCATTAGCACAACACAAGACCGCAACATTATTGTGGGACGGAAATCACTGGCAAATACAATCAACTTATGGTGGAACGGTAGCATAAAATGGCAATAGTAACAAGTAAATTTAAAAGAGAAATGATTCAATTATTATTGAACGACTTTAATGATTCAGCATCTAATAAATACTATATTGGTATTGGTAGGTCAGATGATTGGAACGCAACAGACACTGCTCCGGCTGTAGAAAACCATGATGTTGAAGCAAGATTATTTAGAAATTCACTTCAGTCCGTTAAGAAAGTTTCAGATATATCGTTTGTTGTTCCAAGATACAATTGGAGTTCGGGTACAACATATTCTGCATATAGCGATAAAACATCAGCATATCCAGACTTTCCTTATTATGTAATGAATGATAATAACCAAGTTTATATATGCGTTCAACAAGCAAAAAACGCTCAGGGAGACCCTTTAGATTCTACAATACAACCTTCTGGTAATACAAGCGGTACAACGTTTATTACTTCAGACGATTATGGATGGAAATTTTTATATTCTATCTCTGCATTAGACGCTAGTAAATTTATGGCAGCTAACTTCATACCTGTTAAGAAACAAATTGGTTCAGGAACTCAGGCATCAGATACGGAACAACTCGCAGTACAAACCGCAGCAGTTGACGGAGAGATAATAGGTTATGCTCTTGACTCTGGTGGCGAAGGATATACCTCTACTCCAACATTAACGATTGTTGGTGATGGTACAAAAGCGAAAGCAGTTGCTGCACTATCTGGAACTTCTGTTTCTAAAGTCGATGTTCAGGATAGTGCCTCAACACTATGTTTAGGTTCAGGATATACGAATGCAATTGTAACGCAGTCAGGCGGTTCGCCAACAAAACCTGCTAAGATAAGACCTATATTTGCTCCTAAAAACGGTGCTGGTTCAGACCCAAGACAAGACCTACTTTCATCTAATATTATGTTGGGGGTTAAACCTGCAGGAACAGAAAGTAATGATTTTGTAGTAGGAAACGATTTCCGTCAAGTAGGGTTGTTTAGAAATATATTAGATAGTTCGGCAGGAACCTTATTTACATCAGCAACAGGTATTGCTCTGAAACAATTAGTTTTCTCTTCTGGAGCAAGTGGAGATGATGCATTTACTCCAGATAAAAATATAATAGGTCTTAGCTCTGGTATAAAAGGTATTATTGATAAGGTTGATGGTACAAACGTTTGGTATCATCAAAACGACGAAACAGGATACGGAAACTTTACGAATGGAGAAACCGTTGAAGAAACAGACGGTACTGGTGAAGGGATTCTTCATGGTTCTTCATCTCTTGTGTTGCCAGAGGTAGAAACTCTTACTGGAGATTTACTATATATAGATAATAGGGCGGCAGTAACACGTGCCTCAGACCAAACAGAAGATATTAAAATAGTCATACAACTTTAGGATAATAGAATAATGCCAACCACGTTTACTTCAAATGTCTTTTCGTCAACATACAAAGACGATTTTAAAGATAGTGATAACTATCATCGCATTCTTTTCAATAGTGGTCGCGCGTTACAGGCACGCGAACTCACTCAGATGCAAACAATCATCCAAGAGGAGATTGCAAGGTTTGGTCGTAATATATTCAAAGATGGCGCTTCAGTAAATCCAGGCGGTCCATCTCTTAATAACGATTATGAGTTTGTTAAAATTAGTGTTGCGGAAGGGGCGTCAGTCTTTCCTGCAGACCCTACAACACTAGTTGGTACAGAATTCACGGGTCAGGATTCAGGTGTTAAAGCAAGAGTTCTAGAAGCAGTTGCTGCAGTAAATGCCGCCAACCCTCCAACAATATATGTTCAGTACACAAATACTTCGGGGGGTTCAGTAGGAACTACTCCTGTTCGTTTTAATGCTGGAGAAGTAATTAGTAACGGAACAATAAACCTTAATATACAAGGGGAAGATAGTGTACCAAATCCTGCTATGGGTTTGGGTACTAAAATACACAACTCAGGAGGCGATTTCTTTGTAAGAGGTCACTTTGTATTTGCTAATCCACAAGGACTTATTTTATCTAAGTATTCAAACAATGTAACCGAAGTTGTTGGTTTCAAAATAACAGAAGATATTGTAACCGTAACTGATGACACTGCACTCTATGACAATCAGGGAGTAACTCCTAACATAACTTCGCCAGGCGCAGATAGATATCGTATCAAACTTACATTGACAACAAAGACCGCTGCAGAAGCAGCAGGAGATAACTTTGTATTTTATTGCAGTGTTGAAGATGGAACTATCGTTGACCAAGTAACAGGAACAGATGATTACAACAAAATAAACGATTTACTCGCACAAAGAACATTCGAGGAATCAGGAAACTATATCGTAAAAAGATTTAAGTCAAGTGTAGCAGATGGTGGAGATAACACACTCATTACTGCCTCTTCAGGTATTGCATATGTGAATGGATATCGTGCGGTAAACGAATCACCTACAACATTGACTATACCTAAACCAAGAAATGTAACTACAGATGTCACGACCATAAACGCCAATCCTACGGCAATGTCATATGGTTCATATTTCATAGTTAACAAACTACATGGATTACTTGACTTTAGGACATTCGGTACAATTAATTTAAGAAGTGCAACAACACATGGTGGTGGTTCGATAGGTACTGCACGAGTAAGAAGTGTTGAGAGAGAAGCTTCTGGAACTGCTGATACGTCTACATTTAGAGTATACCTATTTGATATTATAATGGATGACACAATATCTCCGCTTCCGTCTTTACGTTCAGTCAGGTCTATTGGTACATCTACTACTAACTATGCGGATATTGTGACAGAAGCTGGAAATGCAGTTCTCAAACAACCCGCAAAAACAAGTCTTATATTCCCAACAGTATATCCTAGACCTAAAACTATATCTGATATGAACTTTACTGTTCAAAGAATATTCCCCAGTGTAACCGCTGGTTCAGGTGGAGCAGTCATATCTGTATCTGCTGCTGGGGAAACATTTCCTATAGAAGGAGCGAGTGATGTTATCGTAACAACAGTTAATGGTGACCTTATTCCAACTACTGCGAGTAATATTGTACTTGCTGGTAACACTCAAATGACAATCAATAATGTAAGTAGTGGTACAAATGTTAATGTATATGCTAAAGTTAATTTGGGTTCACCAACACTCAGAACTAAAACACTCACAGAAGTAGAAGTAACAAAAACTGCAACTACTTCAGGTGGTGTTACATTTTACAATCTTGGAAAAACAGATTTGTTTAGAGTTATGGAGGTAAGGGATGGAAGTTCAAGTG